ACTGGTAACGGGTTAGTAGCTGGAGGGGGAGGCACAGGCTCATCTCTTGTAGCTAGGGGGCCAACTAATTTAACTTCTTTTTCTGCTCAAACAGGGGCAGCTACCTTGTATCAACCAGAAGTTGGTGGTGGTGGCGGTGGGGGTGGCGCTGGCGGTAGTAGTAGGTTCTCTTCTAGAGGAGGCGGCGCTGGAGGAAGCGGCACAACTAATAGGGATAAGGGCACTTCTAATATTCCATTATTTGGTGCTCTAATGTCAGGTGCTTACGCAGTTTACAACGTTGGGGCGGACCTTACGCCATCTACATCAGATGTTCTTGAAGCACAGCTTTTACAGCAAAGAGCTTCTTTTTATGCGGGTGGTGGTAAAAGTGGAATTGGGGATATTCAAACACTTCAAAAAGGACTAGCAAACTCTGCCATGTTGAGTGGAGATAACCCACAAATGGATGTTCTTCGCGCCCAAGTTGCTGCTCAAAGTTATGGATTAGGTGGGGCTAGCGCAGCAAAAGTATTAAGTGGTTCTGCTAATGTATCTAACTTAATGCCTGGTCTTGGTGTAGAAGGTGCTGTTCGCGCATCTGGAGCTATGCAACAAGCTAATAATGTAAATATGCTGCGCGGTATTGGTATTCAAATAAGAGATGCAAACGGAACTTTAAAAGGACCTGACCAAGTAATTGAAGATGTGTGGCAGAAAATATGTCGAGATTATAAACAAGCCTATGGTGCTGCAAAAAATGGTGGAAAACCAACACTTGATGAAGTTCAGATATCGCTGCAACCAGGTAACTCTTTAGACTCAATGCTTAGTACTTACTTTGGTAATGACCCTATGTTAAAGCAATTAGTAGCTAATGGACTTCTTTATAAAGCTCAGGGTGGTGGAACTAAAGACGTAACAGTTAATGGAGTTACCAGAAAAGAAACAATGAAAGAAGCAGTTTCTCGTTTAGGTGGAACTACAGACGCAATGACTTCGTATACAAACACCGCTGCTGCTGGACAGGGATTTATGACCGCTGGGCAGGGTTCAGCGTCGGAAGGATTTCAAAGCTCAAATGCCCTTGTAGGTGATTATTACTCAAAAGCACAAGAAATGGCAAAACTAGTATTTCAAAAAGCATTCGGGGATACACTATTAACCGCGTTTGGAGGAAACCCAGTATCAGCTATAATTGGTGCTGGTGTTGGACAAAATATAGTTGCTCCTGAAAAGTTATCTAATATGCTGAACCTGCGCGACCCTATAGGTATGCTTACAAGTGGTCTTGGTGTCTTTGGAGACCTATTCGACCTACCAAAATTTGGGGAGTTACTAGCAGGTATATCAGGTCTATTACCTGGTTCTGGGGGTGACGCTTCTGCTGCTACAACAGCCAACACCAAAGATATTAAATGGGACTCTGTTGGAAATAAAGTGTCAACCATGGGTTCTGGAGCTACCTATAGCTACAGCTTTACAATAAATGCAGCTAGTGGGAACACAGAAGATTTAGTTTCAGAGATTAAAAATGTTCTTTTACAACTTGAAACAAGTCGAAAGGTAAGTGAAGTGTAATGGCTGACTTAACAACAACAAATGACCTTGTTTCTAACGTGTCGTCTACAACTACAACTACCTCAACCTCCGCTGCAGTTACTCGTTTAGCAAAACTAGCCGCTATAGAGGAAGCTGCATTAAACGCAACTCCAAACACCGCTGTAGGGGTTGTTTCTGTATCTGATGCTGTTTTATCAGCAGCTATTATGACAACCTCTTCGTCTCTTCCTCCAGCTAACCAAGTTGGAATTACGCAGCCTATTGGGTATAAGTTTAACTTACCTCCCCACGACTGGAGCCTTCCGATTCGCCCAGTGACTGTCGACCCAGCTTTCGTTGGTAGAACCCTTGACTCATCTTTCCACGGCCTTCGCCGTGGCCGCATATGGTACTGGGCTGGCGTAAACAATTTAAATAACGCAGCGGAGGGTGAATCCGCAGCCACCTCTACTGTGGATACTGCTTGGGGATTTCAATTCCTTTGGAACCCAACAAATATATCTACTAATGTGTCTAGAAATATGGACATTACCCCGTCAAACGCTGATGCACTTCGCGTGGTGGCTGGCGTGTTCCCAGGACAAGAGACTGTAAATTTAAGTTTAATAATTGATAGAACTAACGACTTTGCTTGCATCAGGGCAGCTGCGGCTGGCAATTACAATGAATTTAGTAGGTACTATAACTCTTCATACCCTGGCTCTGGTATCCAAGATATGGGCTCCCAAATAATTAACTTAATGGGGCAGGGGACTATGGCTGACCTTGAGTACCTTTTTAAAGCTATTAACGGAAGTGGTAACGGCACCCTACAGTGGTCCAACCTATTGGGTAAACAAACAGCAAATGTTGGATACCTAGCGCCAACTCTTTTAGGAATTCAACTTGGGCCTACCTTGAACAACCTTTCATATGTTGGTTGGGTATCAAATGTAAGTCTAAATCACACAGCTTTTACAGAAAATATGATTCCTATTAGAACCGAAGTTGGCATTTCTATACAATGCTTTGCTGGTTCTGGATTGACGTCAGGAGAGTAATATGTCTATATACAAAGGTTCTCGTTATGAATACTCAACAATAGATTACTTTTCAACTAAAGCTAACGAGCCATCTAAGCCTTATGTAATGTATCAATTCTCTAACCTTGGCTTAACCAAGTATTGGGAGCACGTATACAAAGCTGGTGAGCGTCTAGACGAAATTGCATTTAAGTACTATAACCGACCAGAATATTGGTGGATTATTCCTGAGTATAACCCTGCAATTAACGATATCAACAATATCCCAGCGGGGACGGTGTTAAAAATACCTAATGTTTAACTATATTACTGTTAACTTCCCTCAAACTACATTGCAACCACAAGTGGTATACAGCGCTGAGCTTGTACAGAAGCGCTATGCCCATGAAATGGTTACCTTGCAGTTTAAAGACTGGGGTGTTCAATATGATGTAGTTAAGGCGGGGTCCCCCGTACATTTAACGATAAAAGGGCTGCACGAGCAAAGAGAACTTTATGGGTATGTGCACCATATTAAACTAAATAGAACCCCAGGCAAGTTCTTTACAGAAGTTACTTTAATTGGCGCCTCCTTTCCTATGAAACAACAAACACAAACTGTTTATAAAGACATAACAGCGGACCAGTTAGTACAACAGATTGCTTCTAAACACAACTTTGTTTGCTATGCCGTTCCGCATAACCGTGTGTACCCCCAAGTTGGTCAGGCAGGCCACACTGACTGGGAACTTATGGTGCGATTGGCAAAACAATGTGGCTACACTCTGCGCGCAAATAACACGGAACTTTACTTCCAACCAATTATGGAAGATTACACTACAAAAAGAGAAGAAGCTCCTAAATTTATCCTTCGTCCAGCTGGTAACCCAGAAGGTTCAACTATCTATTCATTTAGACCAATACTGAGCGAGTCTATGCCTTACGAAGATGCTACTAAAGGCGCTGTAGCTGTAGGTGGAGTAGATATTGATAACGCAACTCCAATCTCAATAACACAACAGATTAGAACCGCTAAGACAAAGATAAAACAACAAAATGAGTTCTTTGATATTTTTGATACTACAGTAGTTGCCCCAAATATATCTGTTGCATCGTTTGAGTCAGAAGCTGCTGAAAACAGAAACTACTTTCCGTATAGAGGGACAGTAGAGGTCCTTGGAAACCCTACACTCCGCCCAGATATGCCTGTTTACTTAGAAGGCATTGGTGAGCCTTACTCTGGCTATTGGGTAGTGCTAGAGACCCATCATCGCATTGTTGAAGAAGAAATTAATCGCCAACGGTACACGACTACTTTAGTAGTTGGTACTGATTCTTTAGGACAAGCTGTTGCGTGGACCGACAGCAAAACTGTAGAATCTCCTGAGTTTAGAGCTCGCAGAACTATCATACCAAACGTTCTTCAGACAAAAGTTCAACCAATTACAGTTCTTAATAAAAAAGTTGCGTATGAAACATTATCTAATAATGGAAGCTTTGGTAACCCACAGAATAGAGCTAAACCAAACATTAATGGTAGGTCTAACGAAGTAGCCATGTGGCAAACAGATACAACGTCCTTAGACCCTATAATTTATGAACAAAACAACCCAGTCTTTATAACTAATCGTTTTGCAAAGAAACTAGGAATACTATGAGCTTTGACAAAAGGTTTTATGGAACTTACCAAGCTATCTGCGTAAACAACGATGACCCAGATGAGCGTGGCAGAATTACTATGCAAATTCCACAAATATTAGGTGAGGCTGTAACTGGTTGGGCAAGCCCTATAGGAGGGGCCATATCCCAATGGAACTATCCTTACGGTACGTTTGTAGAGACCCAGACACAGTTAGTAGCTGGCGCCAACGTACCCACTATTGCTACTTTTGATACAATTGAAGATATTAACAACATAGAGCTTATCGACACTACTCAAATAACTGTTTTAGAAAGTGGAGATTACTTTTTTCAATTTTCAGCACAAGTTGCTAAAACGGGAAGCAGCTCTGAACAAGCCGATGTTTGGCTACGTAAAAATGGAATAGACATTCCTAGAACAAATAGCCGAGTTACATTGCAAGGTAACCCAAACGAAGTTCTTATAGCTGTAAGCTATATCCTTGATTTAGATGCTAACGACTACGTAGAAGTTGTTTTTTCATCTTCGGGGACTACCGTGGGCTTAGTAGCACATACAGGTTTGACAACCCCTACGAGGCCAGATGTACCTAGTATTATCGCTACAATTAACCTTGTCGGTAAATACAAACCAAAACCTGGAACTGTGGTCTGGGCCTCATTTCTTGGCGGCGACCCTAACTTTCCACTATGGACTGGAGCTATCTAATGAACTCAGCTATATCACTACCGTTTAGCTTCAATGAAGCGGGGGCTATCTCGTCGACAAATGACCCAGCAAAGATTTGGCAAGACAGGGTAATAATTGCGGTTATGACTGGACTAAAGGAGCGCGTTATGCGCCCCACCTACGGGAGCGACGTGCACAGCACTGTGGGGGAAAACCTTAGCGATGCCCTTTCAATCATACGCCAAAGCATAACGGTTACCTTTAGCCGTTGGCTTAAAGACTTAGTTTTGGTAGAAGTAATTGGGTCTGTAGATGAGTACGACGGGTACCTTATAGTACAAATCAAATATAATTACCGTAACCTAGAACAAACACAAACAGTGAATATTAAGACAGCCGTTCTAAGCCGAAGCGGCGACATACTACTGGAGGTATCAAAGAATGACTGAAAAATACGTACCACAGGTGGATTACACCTCTCGTGACTTTACAAGCATACGAGATGACATGATTGCCCTTATCCCAGAGTATGCCCCAAACTGGACTAGCCGAGACCCTTCAGACTTTGGCATGACACTTATTGAACTCTTTTCCTATATGGGAGACTTGCTTAGCTATTACATTGACCGCTCCGCTAACGAAGCTTTTATAGGTACAGCTAGCCAAAGAGATAACGTACTGCAGATTGCCAGAATCTTAGGGTACAAGCCTGTTGAAAACACCGCCGCTAACGTAACCCTTACTTTCTATAACTCTACAGCTAGTCCTCTAACAGTACCAGCAGGTACCAAAGTGGCTACAACAGCGGTGACAAATGCGGCTTCATCGCAAATTGTTTTTGAGACACTAGCTGAAGCGACAGTTCCAGCAAAAGTTGGCTCAACAAATGGCTCAGTTCAAGCCGCTGCATCCCAAGGAACTACCGTGTCCAACGAGGTTATTGGAACTAGCAATGGTCAGTTAAATCAGGTTTACAAACTCTCTCAGGCTTCAGTGATTAATAACAGTGTAAGCGTAGTTTCTGGCGGGGTCACGTATACCCAAGTTCCATACCTAATTGACTATAACGGGTACGACGCAGTCTTCTCTTTATACACCAATGCTGCTGGAGTTTCTTATGTTCTATTTGGAGATAACATAAGCGGACGAGTCCCTACAAACTCTTCAGTTATCTACGCTACATACCGTGTGGGCGGGGGCACATCTGGAAATGTGGCCGCTAATACTATTAAAACCATACTTACTAATAATCAAGTAGGGCTTACGGTACTTAATACAGTTTATGGAAACCCAGAAGACAATGGCTCAGCTACTGGCGGGACAGATGCGGAAACTACGGATTCTATCCGCATTAACGCCCCACTAAGCCTACGAACAATTAACAGAGCTGTATCCCTATCGGATTATGCGGCCCTAGTTAAAGCCGCAGGGGTGGCAAAGGCTTCAGCTGTAGCGGACGTATACACAAGCGTAACTGTCTTTTTTGTACCTTATGGAGACCCTGGAGTTTTAGTAGACAATATCACCCCGTCTACAATCTTTAATAATACAGTTCCTAAAATTAAAACGTATTTAACAGATAAAATTCCAGCTAATACTACTGTTACATATCAACCAGCTTTTTATGTTAACTCTGACTTAACTGCTCAAATTACAATTCTGCCTAAGTATAAAAACATTAATGTACAAATAGAAGCAAGAAGGGCAATTGCACTTTTGTTTGCTTTAGAAAACGTTGCTTTTCAAGACACAATTTACTTACACGACGTAATAAGCGCTATTACTTCAGTAAACGGAGTAGCTTCAGTTAAAATAACAAAACTTGTTAGAAACGACCAGGACCAAACGTTTACGGTAAATAACAAAGCACTTACTTCAAATGTAGCAACTATTACTACATCAGCAACTCACAATATTACAATTGGTCAAACAATTTCTGTATCTGGCGTAGGTACTGAATTTAATGGTACATTTGTTGTAACTGGAGTAGCGGCTACCACTATTAGTTATTCTAGCGTTGCTACTAACGTGGTATCTGCAGTTGTTTCTGGTGGTTCCGTAACTGCTTTAAATATAAAAGACATTATTTGTGGGCCGAACGAAATACCTAAGCTTAACGCAAGCGCCCTTTCACTTACATTTAGTGGAGGTATCATTTAAAAATGGGACTATACGGTTCAGATTTATATGCTCTAACAACCTACGGGCCACCCGATGGGGTTTTATTTTCTTCGTATTCAATGACGGCTCGTTCTAAAAACTTTGGAAGTATTGAAATAAACTGGACGAGCCCTTTTGGTGAGTGGTCAAGAATTAAACTTACTAGAAATAGTTATGGTTTTCCAATTGACCCTTGGGACGGTGCTGAATTAGATATTTCTAAAGATGGAACATACTTTGCTTTTAAAGAAACAGACCCTGTTAATTTTATTGATAACACTAATATTGGGTTAAACACATTTTATTACTATTCATTATTTGTATTTGACAACGACTCTGAAAAATGGATAAGGTCTGGAGACGTAATTGCCCTATCCTCAGGTAACTATAATTACACTAACTTATTGTATGAATACTTACCAAATGTGTACAAGATTAACAGCCTTGGCGACCCCTTTATTGATACAGACAACGAAGACTTATACAACTTTTTATCTTTGTTTGGATTTCAGCTAAACCTATCTCATACATATACAAACCTTATTGTAAACCGCTATTCAACGGAAAAAGTAGGCGGAACTCTAATCCCAACGTTTATGCAACAATTTGGTCTTTCTTTTGAACCTGAGATTGGGCTTCAACAGTCTCGTATACTTTTGCAAAACTCTGTACTTATAAATAAAGAACGTGGTACTGGGGAGGGCTTAGTTGAGTTTATTAAGTCGTACGCTGGGTACGAGGTAGGGGGCACATCAACAGCCCCTAACCCACATGTGACGGGCCTAACAGTTGGCCCTAACTTGATGCTTGATTACAACGATTCTTCTTTTGAAGAATCTAATGGACACTGGACTTCTCCAAACTCTAGTGCTTCTCTATACTGTCTAAAACAATATAAAGTAACAAATCTAGCTCTTACTTCAAACGTTGCTACTTTAACTATTGGCGCACATAACTATCAAGTTAGCCAAAAAGTGTATACCAGTGGATTTAGCGCACCTTTATTTAATAGTGGGGCTTCTACAGTAACTATTACAGCTATTACTGGAACAACAATTAGCTTTGCCCTTACTGGAACAAATGTCCCATCCACTACTGCTTATAATAACAGTACGGATTCATACCCATTAATTTCTCCATACCCTACCCCTTGGAACCAGACAACAACCCCTGTCGGCTATCCAAATAAACAAAAAGGTGTACTAGCTGTTAGAAACGCTAGTGTGTCTAGCGGTACTGTGGCATTTTCTTGTGGAGCTTCTAACGCAATTACTAAAGGAATACCAGTAACTGCAGGTCTGGCGTACAGCTTTAGCATATACACATCAGCAAATGGAACTACTAGAACAATCACAGTAGGTATCGATTGGTATAACCGTTTTGGTGTTTATTTATCATCTAGTACTGGAACTGGAACTGCTAACGTAGCTGGGCAGCTATCTACCCGCCTTCAATCTATTAATAAGACAGCACCAACAGGTGCTTACTATGCCGTACCTACCGTGTCTATAGCATCTTCTGCGGGGTCTGCTAGCAATGAGTGGCATTACTTTGATGCCGCTCAGTTTGAGCAATCAGCAACTGCGACAAACTTTGATGAAGCAAGACAAGTGCGTGTGGTTGCCACTGCTACCAATATTAATGAGTTAATTAACCCACATTTTGCAGGAACTACTAGCGCTGCTCCTTGGGTAACAACTGGTGGTACTGACGTTGTAGTTGAAAATCAAATTGAGCCTACTGCAACATTGTATTCAGCAAACTATCTAACGTTAGGTGCTGGTGTTGCAACACTAGAATCAACTCGTACCTCAGACCTTGTACCTGGCGACGTAATATATGTCACTGGTGTTTCTGGAATTACTAACGGAGTCTACACAGTGTTAACCTGGGAACCTGCGTCACTTTCATACTCTTCTTATATAACTTTCAATACTGGAGGCTCTACTACAGCAGCTAGAACGGCGGTTACTGGTTCATTTTATAAAGCAAGCACATCATTAGAAGTTACTGCATCTGGCTCATCAGTAGTAGTTAACTCTTGGGACGGCTCAACTGTTGCACAACAAATGGGAATTTATTACCCAGACACTGAGTACACATTTAGCGCTTATGTGAAAAGCTCTAACGCTAGTAACACAGCCACCCCATCTATTACGTGGTACACCAGTTCTAATGTGGTTATATCAACATCCACTGGGGCTACGGTAACCATTACAGCGGCCCCTGGGAGCGCATCTTGGGTTCGCCCTTTCGTAACAGCTGTTGCCCCAAGTACCGCGGCCTATGCAACCGTTAAAGTTACATTCGCAACGGCGTCTACAAACACTCTACTTCTAGACTCTGCCTTATTTGAAAATAAAGCTTTTGCTTCTCCATTCTTTTCAGGAGCGGGTGGTTCTGCCGAAAGTTCATCTTTTATTTGGGAGGGCACAGCTAATGCTAGTCGTAGCCATTACTACAAAAACTACGCTGTCCTATCTAATCGTTTATCCAATGGGGCTCTAACAGACCAAGTTCCCCTTGGCGGCACAGTAGCCGTGTACTACGCTCAACCAAAAACGTAGTACACTACCTTCATGTTCGAACTACTACTTGTATCTTTATTTGTTTCTTTTATATATGTTTCCGTAGAGTCTTTTTTAGACATGATGGGTATGTTCGTTAACATGCTCTTAATTAATTTCGTAGTGTCTTTGTCGTTGTCTAGTTTAGGTTTTTATCTCCTAAGCGAACCCTTTGGAAAAGTCTTTATAGTTAAAATAGCTGCTGGTGCCTTTCTAGGGATGGTTAATATAAAGGTAGTTGAGCGCCTATATACTTTTCGTACAGCCATAGTTAACCCAACTAGACAACAGTAAATCATCTGCTAGAGTAGGCCTCCCCTAATAAGGAGGTCCTATGGACAAGTTATATGTGTTAATTGCTGGTACAGGAGTTACCAGTCGCGCTAACCTAGAGGCGCTTGTAGAAGACTATTTCTACGCTAAAAACAAAGAGGCTGTTTTATTACTAGCCTTCGATAAAGCACCAAGCCAAGGTCAAGTCTTTGCCGCACAGTACGCAAAGGACAAAGGCAAGGACGTTGTCATATTTTGCCAAGAGGGCGCTAATGTGGCCAGCTTTCCTACGGCAAGCTTTACTAATTCAAAGACCCCAGTGCTATCCGCGCTTAAGGGATTTTCTGAGGCTACCGTAATGCTTCTATGGGATGACTCGGACCCTAACTGCCTAGTCGCCCTAGAGTTCTGTACCGCAAATAATATAAAACCTCACAACCTGTGTGAGGGTTTGACTCTAATACCTAACAAGGTGTGTGAGGTTTTAGACCCATCTGAAGAGCCAGAGCCAAAAGTTGAGCCAGTGCAACTCAAGTTATCGGACGTCGCCCCTACAGGGCTCTCAGAGGCTGTCAAGGCCCAAATCACAGACTCTGTCGTGGCTGCTGCCAGGGCTGCCGTCCAAGATGCCCTTAAAAGGCTCTAGGATGGCTCTTACAGCCCGCGCTATAGGCGTCCTAGAGGAAATACTTATAAACCCCAACCACGGAGGCGCTAGAGGCCTTTCAGAGCGTTTGGGAGAGGGACGTGACGCTATTCAAAACGCGCTCACGGACTTACGTACTATGGGTCTAATAGAGACCACCACAGTCAAGACAGGCAAGCTTGGTTTTGCCCGTAGCATTAAGGTAACTGAGTCGGGTTATCAGTTCCTGAAAAGCCGTACATCTATACTGCTGATACAGCTAAATGCTAATAACAATCTATTACTAGATACTAATACACATTTACTAAATCATAAACAGAATAGCAACGCAGGCGCGTTGCGTGGAGGAAATGACATGGATTGGGACGACTTTGCTCCTATGTACGTAGACCCTGAAGACAGGGATGCCCTGCTTAAGAAGAAGCGCGAACTTAAGCATCAGGAAAAGATGGACCAGCACGAACGCATTCGTGGCGAGCGCATGAAGCGCCGCGAAGACAGCAACCGCGTTAATTGGTCACCTACAGACGTTGCATTTGAGTTTGGTCACCGTATGCAGTTGTTATGGCACGTGGCCCCTTGGCAGGTCACTCGCAGTCGGTTCCGTTTTGCTCTTGACAAGAAGCGTTCTGAGTACAACACTACGGGCGACATTGAATGCCAGATGATGGACATTTTCTTTGACCGTATTAAGCATGACACTAAGATTAACGACCCAGAGCTAATCTGGAAAAAGTTTATCGTTGATTTTGGTAGTCTCTTCCTACAGGTCACTAGACAGAGTGCAACACCTGAGCAGTTGGAAACCGAGCGCGAGCGCTCACAGAAGTCAAGGAGCAAACTACGTGTTCAAAAGTAACGAACTAAAACTTCGCCGTTCTTCATGGCTTAAGCTGGCGCACATACCTCCACACCTAACTGGGTGGGAGCTTGACGACTGCAAAGCTATTGGCGAAGAGGATATGACGGATGTCAAGAGCTGGATAGCAAGTCTAAAAAATAAAGAAGTTATACGTGCCCAAGGCAGTAGCCTATGTGGGAGCGGTTTGATGTTTTACGGAACTCCAGGAAAAGGCAAGACTACTTTAGCTCTTGCTATTATCCAAGAGATTATTCGCACTTTTACTATGGATGAGTTGGATGTAAAGGACGGTAACACGTTAGTTCGTCCTTGCTTCTTTACCACGTTTAATGAGATTCTAAATATTAAAGGCTCAATTATTGGTGGAAATGCTACAGATGACCAAGAAGTTATTTATAACGGAATCATGGGTGTGTGTGAGCAGGATTCCTTTAATATTCGTGTATTAGTTATTGATGATATTGGAAAAGAACACGCTAGTTTAAGCGGGTGGCAGAAAAACCTTCTTCATGAAGTGTTACGCACACGTTTTAATAATGGATTGCCTACTATTGTTACTACCAACATTAAATTGGAAGATTGGGCAGCTTTATACGGCGATTCTACAGAAAGTTTTGCTAATGAGGCTTTTGTTTATATTCCAATTATTTCAGACAAGGGCGACCTTCGTAAATGAAAGAGGTTCCAGTGAGCACCCCGTTACGTCTAGTACAGGTTTTTTTAAGTCAATCTAAAACACCAGGTCCTGGAATATTTGAAGTTTTAACTAACTCATCAGGGGATTTATTTTGCACTTGCCCTGGGTTTATCGCCCGCAAGCGCTGCAAGCATACAGTCCTTGTTAACGCTCGCATAGAAGATAACAATGGTAGTTATCCACTTGAGATTTTAAGTAAAGCTACGGAAGCAGACGCCGCAAAAGCTAAACTTTCTAATGAGGAGTACCGTAGTTTTATTATACGTTATGGAAAAATAGAGGTTTTATAAATGAAAAATGGGGATATTAGTAATGAGCTATCTCTTAGAGTGCTTGTTACCACGGATGTATTTGTTCAAAACCAGATACAGATGGAAAAGAAGTTTAAGATATTTTCTATACCTAAGGTAAAGCAGGAGATTAGCCGTCAAATGTTAAGTCACCTGTACATATACACTACTCGCCAAGGTGTTACTCTAGAGTTAGCATCCTTTGATATGGATGAAAAAGAATTAAGTGGTTTTATGGATAAGCTTGACTACTTAGGGACTAACCCTTTTAGGTACTACACGGCATACGAATCAATTGAGCACTTAATTGCTGAGTTACCATATAGGCCAGAAGTGAAGGGTGTATTAGATATACCATCTAGGCAACTACGATACGGACATTGGGGATTGGACCAGATATGAACCACGAGGCTAAACTACTTAGCAAGATTGTGCAGGGGCGCAATGTTAATTACCTATTTGAAAAGGGAGTTAACGAGTCATGGTTTCATGACTCCAACGATAAGAAGCTTTTTAAGTTTTTACAGCACCATTTTGCTAACTACTCAGAAACGCCTAGTCTTGATGTAATTCAAGAGAACTTTCCAACTTATACCCCAGTTGTAGTTGAAGATAGCCTTGAGTACCTTTTAGACCGCCTAGTAGAGGAGCGACGTAAGTCTATTGTTGTTTCAACTATCAGTGACGCGATAGAACAGGTTGAGAACAAAAAAGACCATGAGGAGGCGCTTAACGCTCTTCTACGTGGGTTTGCTCGTATTGAGAACGAAGGACTGTCTCGTACTAATGACATTGAGATTACTAAAGCTGCGTCGTTAGCTAAAGAAGAATACGAGCGTCGTAAAAACAATCCAGGTATGCTTGGTTTTTCTACAGGGTTTCCAACTATGGATGAGGCTACCGCTGGTATGCAAGCAGGTCAGTTAATATTTATTGTTGCCCCTCCTAAGACTGGTAAATCTACTGTGGCACTGCAGATGGCTGCGACCAACCACCTTAACGGACTGCGCCCAATGTTCCTTTCCTTTGAGATGAACAACGAAGAGCAGAAGCTTCGTTACTACGCAATTCGTGCACGAATCTCTCATCACCGTCTACGCACAGGTACTCTTACTCAAGAAGAAGAGGGTCGTTTCTATCAAAAGATTGACGCTATACAAAACATGGAAGACGAGATGTGGTTTGTTGATTCAGCGAACGGCGTTACTGTAAGTAGCATTGCTAGCAAGATTCAAAACTTTAAGCCAGATATTGTTTATGTAGACGGTACTTATCTTATGATTGATGAGGAGGGCGCTGAGGCTTATAACCAGCAGATGACTAACATTACTCGCGCACTTAAGCGTCTGGCACAGAAGTCTAAGATTCCAGTAGTAGCCACTACTCAAGTCCTTAACTGGAAGATGCGCAAAGGACAGGTTACAGCCGATGCTATTGGGTACTCATCCTCTTTCCACCAAGACGCGGACGTTATTTTTGGTCTACAGCGTGAAGATGAAACAGTAGATGACACCCGTACATTGAAGGTTATCGCTAACCGTAACGGTGGGTTTAAAGAGGTTGCTCTTATGTGGAATTGGGAAACTGGAGTATTCCGAGAGATTGACGAAACTGACCTATGACCGTTGAGGAGATGCAAGACGCCCTTACTCGTTTAGGTGTGGAGTTTTACTCTAATCGCGGTGATGAGATTCAAGCAGAGTGCCCTGCTCATGAAGAGCGCACTGGTCATAAAGACCGTAATCCATCTTTCTATATTAATGCCGATAGCGGTGCGTTTATTTGTTTCTCTTGCGGGTGGAAAGGGAGCCTTTACACACTTATTAACTATAGGCAAGGCGACGTAGACGCTAGTGATTGGATTAAAAACGAGCAGGGGTTGTCTGCTAGGTTTAACCGCGCTACACGTGAACAACCAAAGATTCAAGAACAGACTTACATTACAGAATCAATGCTTAGTGCATTTGTAGAACCACCTATTGAGGCTTTACGTTCACGTGGGTTAACTAGTAACGCGGCGCGTTACTATGGTCTTTTATGGGATAGGCATAACAAGAATTGGATTATTCCTATTCGTGAGTCTGACACTGGAAAACTTTTGGGGTGGCAAGAGAAAGGCCACGACCGACGTTACTTTAGAAACTACCCCACGGGTATTCAGAAAAGCCGTGCATTATTTGGGTACGACAACTACATGTCTGGTGACATGATTGTTGTTGAGTCTCCCCTAGATGTGGTTCGACTTGCATCCTTAGGTATTTCTGGAGGTGTTGCGACCTACGGCGCCATAGTGTCTGAGTATCAGTTCAACCTTATACGTGGTGGAGAGCGCGTCGTATTCGCTATGGATAACGATGAGGCTGGGCATAAGTCAAATATGAGTCTTTACCACACCTGCAAAGAGATGGAAAAAGAAGCTTGGTTTTTTAACTACAACCACCTTGATGTCAAAGACATTGGCGGCATGAGCCTTGATGAGGTAAGGTTTGGCTTAGATAACGCTAAGCACATTGCGCATGGATTAAAGGTGGTTATATGAAGCACGATGAGTTATGTAAGAAACTAGAGGGGCTATGGCACGACTCATACAAAGCACCTGGTTATCAAGCCCTTCGTGCAGTAGTTGAGTTGCATAAGCCAATTACCCATCGGGGCTATGAGGACGAAGGTCTCTTTTGCAACAATTGCGAATTTGACTACCCCTGCCCGACTATTCAAGATATTGAGAAGGAGTTAATGTGATTATTGGACTAACAGGTTACGCACAATCAGGTAAAGATACAGTTGCCAAGATGCTTGTAGATAATTACGGGTACACAAGGATTGCGTTTGCTGACAAGATTCGTGAGTTTTTATATGAGACCGCCCCAGATTATATTAAACTTCTTGTTGATGAGGTTGGCTGGGATAGAGCTAAACAAAACAGTACTGTACGTGAGTTGCTTCAAATTACAGGTGTGGGTGCTCGAAAAGTATTTGGAGAAGGTTTTTGGGTGCATGAGGCGATGAAATCTATGCTTAACGACCCTAGGCCAGACCTTAACTATGTAGTAACAGACGTTAGGTTTTTAAATGAAGCGGATATGATAAGAGCTAATAATGGACACTTATGGCGCATAAAACGCATTGGTGTTTCAGCGGTTAACGCTCACGTTTCAGAAACCCAAATGGATGGGTACCCTGTTGACCAAATATTTATAAACAATGGCACCATAGAAGACCTAGAGGCTTTGGTTAAAGCCCGCATGGTAGGCTTGCTTGTATGACCTTCACAGGGACCTTACTCCCGTACCAGCCTGAGGCAGTAGAACGTATGTGCGAACGCACAAAAATGCTAGTAGCTTACGATTTAGGGCTAGGAAAAACAGTTATTACCATAGCCGCTATTGAACGTTTGATGGATGAGCAGAAAATTACTGAGCCAGGGCTTATTATTTGTCTATCCTCACTTAAGTACCAGTGGGCTAATCAGATAGAGAAATTTACAAATGGAACTTCAAAAGCTTTGGTTATTGATGGAACACCGAAGAAACGCGCAGCTCAATACGAAGCCGCTATGGACTGGCGGAGTTCGGGGGTTGATTACATCATTCTTAACTATGAGCAAGTTGTTAACGACTGGGATTCCATCAAAGACTTACCAAGAGGATTTGTCGTACTTGACGAAGCAACAGCAATCAAATCCTTCAGGTCAAAGAGGTCAAAACACGTAAAACGTTTACTTCATACCCCTTATCGTTTTGCTTTAACTGGAACGCCCATTGAGAACGGTAAGCCAGAAGAGCTTTACAGCATTATGCAGTTTGTAGACCCAACAGTACTCGGGCGCTTTGATATATTTGATTCAGCTTTTATTGTGCGAAACTCATGGGGAGGCGTTCAGCATTATCGTAATCTACCTACTCTGCACACTAAGATGAAAGAAGCAAGCGTTCGTAAGTCTCAAAGAGATGACGATGTGGCTCCTTATTTGCCAGCGACCATTCATCAAGACCCAATCATGATTGACTTTGACCGCAAGACCTCTAGGCTTTACACACGAATCGTTAACGACCTTGTAAACGAGCTAGAAGAGGCTCAGAGCCTATTTGGAGCTAGTTTTAACATACTTATACATTATGGACAGGAAGGGCGCTCAGGAGGCCCTGAGGACGAGATGCGCGGAAAGATTATGTCTAAGATAGGCTGTCTTAAAATGCTTTGCTCCCACCCAGACTTGCTAACTACTAGCGCTCGCAAGTTTCATTTAATGAACGGGGAGGGGTCTGCCTACGCTGCAGAGCTTGTTCAAAGCGGTGCGCTTGAGGGGGTAAATTCTTCACCAAAGCTTGACTACTTAATCCAATACGTAAAAGATTTCTTAGAGCAGGACGACCTTAATAAGGTTGTTATCTTTGCTACCTATGTAGATATGCTTGACAAGATTGCCGAAGCTTTGGGGGCCGACCAGTGCCGTCTGTATTCAGGACGTTTGGACGCTAAGACTAAAGAAACTAACAAGATTGCTTTTAATGAAGACCCCGCCGTACGAGTATTGATTAGCTCAGACGCTGGTGGGTATGGGGTAGATTTACCAGCCGCCAACTTACTAATAAACTATGATTTACCTTGGTCTTCAGGCACAGCTGTTCAACGTAATGGACGCATAAAGCGCGCTTCGTCTACCTGGCCCTCTATAGTTATTTTAGACATACTTATGCGTGGGAGCATTGAAGAGCGCCAGTGGGAGTCCCTTCAGCAGAAATCTGCTGTAGCAGACGCAGTCATTGATGGGAAAGGTATAGACAAGGACGGGGAACTAGCCCTCACAATAGGTAGTTTAAAGCAGTTCCTTATGTCAGCTATCGTATAATTATCTAATGCCTAATGCACCTAAAACCCCCACGCGTACTATCCGCGTCCCAGATGACCTATGGCTTGCCGTCCAGAAGAAGGCTGCCTTAGAAAAGGTCACTGTCACCAGCGTGATTATTAAGTCTCTTGAATTCTATTTGACAGCGGAGTAGCCACGTACTAGGTTTGGCCCACTACTACTAGGGGAGAACCAAATGGACATTAAATCAAAAGTACGTCAGTACTTAGCACTTCGTGATGAAGCTGCTTTACTTACAAAGCGCACTACTCAAATCAAAGAAGAACTACTTATAGAAGTAGATGCCGTAGAGTTTGACGACCGAGGTCATAAGAAACTTGTTATTGAAGATGAGTACAAAGGTGAAGTAACTCTTACCAAACAACGTCGTGTTTCTAAGTCACTTGATATGCAGGTAGCGGAAGACATTTTAACCTCTAAAGGTATTAAAGATAAGTGCATCAAAATGGTGCCTACTCTTGATGAGGCTTCGATTATGTCAGCCTTTTATGAAGGCCTACTTACAGAAGAAGACATTGACTCTATGTTTCCAGCCAAAATTACTTTTGCTTTTTTGGTGGATGCCAAATGAAAAACGTTAAAGATTGCTACTGGTGCGACGGAACAGGATTATTGCCTAGCGATGCGGTTTGCAATTGCACGCGTGGAACTTGTGAGTGTAGGTCTTGTAACTAAAATGAGTGAAGACTTTATTGATAAAGCTTTTGCTGACTTGGATGTTTACTATCCAAACAGCAAACAAAAGCGCAAAGAAAAGGTTGCACCAAAACAAGAGGTGTTTCCAGATACTCAGTGGGATTCGCGCCCACGCATTACGACATTGCCCAATGGTAAAGATATAGAAATGTTTACTATTGGCGCAGTTGCTTCGGCTCTAGGTCGCCCTGTTATAACCATACGTGCATGGTTAAAGGAGGGCTATCTACCCGCAGCACCTTATCGCCTACCCGTTAAGAAGAATATAAACGGGAAGGACCACCAAGGCAGGCGCTTGTACTCAAGGGCTATGGTGGAAAAGGTTGTAGAACTGTTTGATAAGAGTGGACTTTTATACGTCAAGCGTATAGACTGGGACTCAAACCGACAGCTCAGCTTTGAGATTGCCGAGGCATGGAGTCAAATCCGTGCATATGAAAACAACTGATAACTATAAAAGGATGATAAAAAAATGGCAGTAAACCGTACAGATGAGTTCCTTCCAGAAACAGATGAGTTCGCTATGACTGATGAACCAATCACAGCGCGCCCAGTTCAAACAACAAGTTCTGCAGTCCAGTCAGGTTGGGACGCAGCAGAAAAGACTTCAAGTGGCAACTACCCTACTGATTTTAAGTTTGGTGATGCTCCACAGATTATTAAGTTTATCGACCCAAACGGTCCATTTGCTGTTTACAAACAGCACTTCTTATCTCAAAAAACTAGCGGTCAACGCGCATATATTTCATTAGGTGCTAACGACCCACTATGTGTAAAGCTTGGAAGCAAGCCAGAACTTAAGCGCGCTTTCAGCATTATTAACCTTAGTGCTCCAGGAGGCCCACGTCGTGAGCGCCTCATTGCAAGCCCTCGTCTATACGATGCGCTACATGCAGCAGAGTTCTCACCTCAAGGCCCGTTAACTAAAAACTATTGGGCTATTTCACGTTCAGGTAAGATGCAGACAACTATGTATCACTTGAACGCTGTCAAAGCCCGCGACCTCGTAGAGGATTGGGGAATGACAGACATTGAGGTTATTGAAAAAACACTTGCTGATATTAAGCCATTCACAAGTTCTGACCTCAAGGAACCAACTTGGGAAGAGTTAGAAGCTGTAGCAGCTTCACTGCTCTAGTCAAATAGGTCGCTAGAGGGCCAGGAAACTAATCCCCTGTACCTGGCTCTCTAGCTTTACATTGGGGAATTAATTTGAATATTATTACAACTAAAGAACAACTAGATGAGATGGTTGCTTATTACCTTGAGCAAGATGCGTTTGCATACGACGTAGAAACCGTAGGACCGCTTCGTGTAATACCAGCGGTTAACGAAGTTATGTGGATTTCACTAGCAACACATGGGCGCGGTGACGTAATCCCTATGGGACACCCCAACGGTGACTTTGTAGAGTTGATTCGTCCACTGACAGGTCAAGGACAAAAGCGCGTAGATGCTGGTCTTCCAGCCCGTCCATTAGATTATTCTCGTGATGATAAGAAAGCTACAAAGATTTTCACACCTGCCCCAGAGCAGTTATTTCCTGGAGAGGTCTTTAAGGCTCTTAAGCCACTTATGTTTAATCCAAATATACTAAAGGTTGGTCACAATCTTGGTTTTGACTTGGCATCTATTGCTAAGTACTTTGGGGGAGCGGTTCCTTGCGCTCCTTATTTTGACACCCTCATGGCGTCATTCCTATACGACAATAAGAATCGCGGAAAACTTGGCCTTGACGACTGCCTTCAGCGAGAGCTTGGGTTTAGTATGAAAAAGGGAATTGGGCACAAGGTTGAGGATTATTCGTTTGATGAGGTTGCGAAGTACGCGTATCTTGATGCTAAGTACACTTTTCTTTTATGGAAAGAGCTTGCGCCTAAGCTAGAAGCCGCTGACGTTGTAAAAGTTATGGGCTTAGAGATGGGCGTTCTAAGTGTTCTATGCGACATGAAGCTTACTGGAGCCAACATAGATACTAAGGCTCTTCAAGAATTAAATGACCAGCTTGAGATTGAACTTGAAAGTACGAAGTCCGAGGTCTACCGAATCGCTGGTCAAGTGTTTAATATGAACTCTACAAGTGAGAAACAATGGATTTTGTATGGGCCTAAAGGAGAAGGATGCCGTGGTTTGCGTACAGACCTCCTCACAGGTTCAGGGAAAAAGACCCTAGACGCAGATGGCTCAGACGCTTTAACTTATAAAGACTTTTCCGTAAGCGCAGAGGCTTTAGAAGCTTTGCGAGAAAAGGATGAGTTAGTTGGGGCTATGCTCTCTTACGCAGACTTAAATAAGTTGCATAGTACCTATGTAGTTCCCTACTTAGGCGGAGATGTAGTTAAGACAACTAATGGTAAATCTAAAGTTGAAACTCGTGAAAGTATGCTTGTTAACGGTCGCTTGCACGCTGACTTTATTCAATGGGGTGCTGAAACAGGTCGTTTTTCAAGCCGTAACCCTAACCTTCAAAACGTACCAGCGCCCCACACGGCTCATGGTAAAGCGATTCGTAACTTATTTATTGCCCCTGAGGGACATAAGTTAGTTGTGGCTGACTACTCACAGATTGAACCTAGGGTAATCGCAGCTATGTCTAAAGACCCTATTATGATAGATAACTACTTAAATGGAGGCGATATCTACACAACTGTAGGTAACACTATGGGGGTAGACCGCAAGGCGGGAAAGGTACTAGTATTGGCTATGGCTTACGGGGTAGGCCCCGATAAGATTTCAAGTCAAATTGGGTGCACACTTCAGGAGGCTAAGGGGTTGTTAAACGCTTTTGCTGAGAAGTTTCCATCAATTTCAAGGTACAAAACAACAGTAGTAAGCGTAGCTCGTAAAAAAGGTTACGTAACTACTCTTATGAACCGTCGTCGTTATCTTCCAGATATTGATTCTCGGGTTATGAAGTTTCGTTCTAGTTCTGAACGTCAAGCGTTTAACACTCGTATCCAAGGAACTGCAGCAGATATCATTAAACTTGCTATGATTCGAGCACACGATTTACTACCAAAGGAGTCTAAGTTGATTCTTACAGTTCATGATGAACTAGTAACTATTGCCCCAGACTACTTGGTTGACCAAACCTGCGAGGCGATTCGCGAAGCGATGGAAGGTATTGATATACTGTCGGTACCTTTGGTAGCGGATATTAAAGTTGTACAGAAGTGGGGCGATGCAAAGTGAGTTGGTTTAGACGACGCCGAAAAGTTGAGTACGAAGTATTTACTAATGAAGTCCCCCTTAGCACCATGGTTCGTTGGTTTATCCATGACGTTGGGTACGGTGACCGTGAGGTTGACACTTTTATTGGATTATCTCCCGTTAGCGAGGAGGGAAACATTAAAGAGGCTCAAGATAGCGAAGAGCGTTTAATAGAGCTTACGCCATTAATACCTTTTATTGATTCTATGTCTGATATAGCAGCAAATGTTCTTGCTTCTCTTGCTATATACGAGGCTAGCGAGAATGGTATTCCCGAAGATGAAGATATAGATGAAATGGCAGATTTATTAAATATGTTGTACAAGTCAATATCTTTGTCTACACTTATAGGTGCCTTCTCTACTGCGTCCGCCCTAGGATTAATTGATATTACAGCTCTTACAACAGATGCACAGCCACTAAAAAAGGATAATGAACTATATGAGTAATGCAGATTGGTTTGCACGTAAACTAAACGTCCCACAGCAGCCTACACCTGCTATGCCGCAGGTACCTATGGCTCAACCACAGCCTGCTACATACGCACGGCCTCAACAGCCTCAATATCCGCCAACACAGCAGATGACACCACAGGCTGACCGTTGCCCAAACTGCGCTAGCGGTAACTACGGTGGCGCAACACCAGAGGCACGTAAACGTTGTTATGATTGCGGATACCCTATTCAACAATCAGGTAGCGGTGGTGGTACAGGCATCATAGGCCAAGGTGGTCAATCCGCTGGTCCAGCTATGCCAGCAAAGCAAGTACAATCAGGTGGATTCAACCCAACAACAATCATTGGACATATTTAAATGAAAATTGCAGCAGACCTATTAAAAGTAATTAACGCTCTTAACAAAAAGATGGGTGACTCAACTGTAGTGTTGGGCTCAGACATTATTCCTAACCCAGCTCGTTTTACCACAGGTTCTTTGTCTATTGATATGGCACTTGGTGGTGGCTGGCCCCCTAACCAATGGCACGAGTTAATTGGTGAGGCTAGCAATGGTAAAACTGCACTAGCCCTTAAGACTATTGCTGCTAACCAGCGCCGTGACCCAGAGTTTACAACTGTATGGGTTGCTGCCGAGGAGTGGGTAACTGGCTACGCAGAACTATGCGGTGTGGATGCCTCACGTGTCTACGTTATTTCTACAAATATCATGGAGGAAGCTTATGAAGCCGTTATTAAATTCGCTGAAAGTAAAGTGGTGGACTGTATCGTTGTTGATAGTCTTCCTGCCCTTGTACCTAGTGCAGAGGACGAAAAAGAAATGGATGAATCAACAGTAGGGCGCTCAGCGCTCCTTACTAATAAGTTCTTCCGTAAGGTCGGTAAGGCCTCTAAACGGTCTTTAGTGGCCCCTGAGCGCCCTTTTATTGGCATTATCATCAACCAGTGGCGCTCAAAGATTGGAGTAATGTACGGAGACCCACGCACTACCCCAGGTGGTCTTGGTAAGGACTATGCGTTCTTTACCCGTATGGAGGTTCGTCGCGATGAGTGGAT